TCTCCTGTAGTCCAACCTTCTCCACCATGTAGTAATACGATCTCAAGACTGTAGCTACATCTGTAGTTACTTCCGCCCGGACCTTCGTTAGCAGCACTATAGTTAGGGCTGATACCCTGTTGACCTAGAGCTGTAAGTCTGAATGTTAAGTTTTTACCATTACCAGATCCTATACCAGATCCATCACCTCCCGGTTTAGATACACTAAATACTTCTGTACCAATACCGGGGCATGATCCTGTACCGTCTGCTTCACTAAAAGTATTAGCTGTAATTTTGACACGTGTAGCTCTGTTAACTGTTGTTAAGTTGCCTGTAGAGC